TCTTACTGAGTTTGATGAAGGGGCGGAAGAAAAATCAAGCTTTACTGTGCTAGTTGTTGTAGCTTCCCAGCGAACATCAATAACTTCGTAAGGACTTGCAGCGTTTCTTGTGACAACAACAACGTCTCTTGAACCAAGTTGGTGATTAATTGTATATTCAGTATTTGTTCCATCGCCTATTGTTGTTGAATAAGTAGTTCCAGCTAAACCAGTATCTGTTCCTGGAACAAAACTATTTCCATCAAATTTAAGAACTTGATTGGTTGTCGCGCCTGTTGGATCAATAGTTATGCCATTAACGCTAAGTGTATTAGCGTTTAGATTCCCTGTATTTACAGTAGCTGGCAAACTGAGAGTGTATACGCCAGATGTTGCGTTGGCGGTAACGCTAATTTGATTAGCAGTGCCAACAACATTTGATATTAAATTAACTCCGGATTACCGCATTTGCAGTGCTATTTTTATAAAATAATTTACCATCAGCTACGTTTATTGCAAGTTCGCCCAACTGCAATGAGTTAGGAGCGTTATTAGCCTCATCGGATCTCTTTAGTAAGAGTGTATTATTTACCGCAAATATTGAGCCACTATAGGACATGGGAACCTCTCTGATTGGTGATTAAAGTCTCTAGTTATAGTAATTATATCTTAGTGGTTTTGATAAATAAAATTTTTTATTTATACAAATAAATATAAATTACCATTTTTGGAGTGGACAAGTCGCTTTTTCTAGCGTTGTCTTTAATTTCATAATACAACCGCATTCTTTGCATTGTGTTGTAATTTTAATAAATCTATCACAGGAGTTACAAATGGTCATCCTTCTACCAGCCTCTTCTTTGGGCACTTTAGGCTGATCGGGATTGATTACATCCCAAGGTCTTGTTTCGCCAAGCTTCTTTTTGTATTCTTGCCATGCGTTCATAGTATGTCTCTATATGATACACCAAATCTTCTTATGTATTCAAGGTAAGATTCTTCATCTTTTGCTCCAAAATATCCAATTTCTTCACCTTTTAAGATTTTTAAAAAATAAAATTCATAATTATTCCAGACATAATTTCTCCATTGATTGGACATACTATCTAAATTAATTTTCCAATTATCAAAACCAATACCATTAAAATAATTTTCCGTTTTACCTAAATGAAATATAATTTCATCTTTTATCGCAAAAATTCTGTAACCCCTAGTAAAAGCTCTAATTGGAATTGTATGTTCTTCACCTAGAAAAACCACTCTAAAATCGGGAAAAACTTCATCAACAAAACTTGCTTCGGCGAACATAAAATGACCAGATATCATATAGTGTTGTTTATATTTTTCACTACCCCAATCATCATCTAATGATTTTAATCGATTTTCTAATTTTTCTTTTATTTCTTTATTTTTTGCTAAAAATAAAATATTTTCTTTTTTCATAGCCGACACATTTGGATGAGGAAAAGTAATATAATTAAGTGTTCCATCTTTATCTTTCTCAAACCAAGATGTTCTATAGCTTATAATAGGTTTTTTATATCCATCTTTTTTTATATTTAAAAAATTGTTTATTAAAATTTCATCCCAATTTTTGACAAATCTAGTGTGTGCGTCAATACGCATGAAATATTTTTCATCATTGAACAATGAGCAGGCTAATGCAAAAGCATTACCTAGTCCAATAGAATATTTAGATTGGATATTTATTGTTCTTATATTTGGATAAGATGTAAAATCTTCAAAAAATCCATCTTTTTTTTGATTAACAATTCCTATAAATATATTTTCAGGTTTTTTTGCCTTTTTAAAGCAGTCTGCAACTGTTTCAAGCAAATCTTCTTCATCTGAAGAAGGAATAGCTATAAATATAGAATTGTTAAATTTTCTTTTCAAGAACTGAAGTTCTGAAACCATTAAATTTCTACTTAATTTTGTTCTACTGGGGGGCTAAAATTTTCTCCATCATATTTCCAACCATAAGTAATATCTAAGTTTAGATCATCTGGCGCTTTAACTACTTTTGGGTCAGAAGAAAATATTGCATGCACAATTTCCATTGCCTCATTTTTTTCTATTGAATGTCTCCATACAACCTCACCATCAATGATGAAAAGATAATGAGAAAATTCTTCTGGATTTGAATTTGGATTCATATTTTAATTTAATCTCCTTAAGATTTTTATTTATATTATTGGTAATATAATATCACTTACGGTCCACAGTTTGGACCATCGCAACTACCGCATACATCTGGACAGTTACATACTAGACATCCTGCTGGTGCACAACTGTAAGTATAACATGTTTTTACGCAGTTTGCTGAACCTGGACACCCACTGTGTGTTATGTATGAACCGGACAATACACAGGAACTACAATAAACTGCTTCTGAGAAAGAGGGAGGGAAGAATGGTGGGAAAAATGGTGGGAAATAAGGTGGGAAAAATGGTGGAAAAAACGGTGGGAAAAACGGTGGGAAAAACGGTGGGAAGTAAGGGCTATTTATTACATAGTCGATACTGGTACCAAGAGGTACAACACTTGTATCTGTTAAGGCGGTAGCAACCGTATTCTCTACGGTTCCTGTTCCTCCAGGTGTTGTTGTTACGTTACCTACCGCAAATCCCGCAGCTGTAATAGTTGCGTTAGCGGTATCTTTGTTAGTTCCGAGCAGCAATTGTTGGTTTGGGAGCTTTTCTTGCTCCGGCCTGCATTTCCTGATTGTATTGTCATAAACTATGCCTTTAGGTCACCCATTAGCACCCAAGTATTAGCGGCTAACTTTACAAGTGTACCACCAGACCATTGAGCACGCAACTTAAGACCAGGAGTTGCATATACTGTAGCCCCTGATCCATTAGCAATTGTTACTTCTCCAGCTCCTTTTCTTAAAATATCTATTCTATCTCCATCTGATAAAATATTGGGCACTGTTATAGTTGTATTTGATGCAGAATCTATGGTTACTAATTTTGCTAAATCGGAAGTTTGTAAAGTATAGCTTACCGTTTGAGGATTAATCTGAGATCTAAATCCGGCTCTAGGTGGACCCTCTTGCAAGTCTGTTTCAGTTATGCTATTTGCTAAGTTTAATTTAGAGTAAGCTATATTTGCTGAAGTGTTTATATCTGCATTGACTATTGAGTTTCCTAGAGACAACTTAGAATAATCTATAGCGGCAGAAGCTGATATATCTGCATTGACGATTACTCCAGATGCTATTTGAACATTTCCATTTGCTGCAAAAGTCACATCTCCACTAACCGAAGTATAAGTTGGAACTCCTGTTGAGTTTGCTATAATTATTTGAGCTGAAGACCCAGACGCTAATTTATTAATTGCAATTGCCGCTACATCGCTGATATCTTCGTTTACAATTGTTCCATTTGATATCATAGCTGAAGTAATGGTTCCAGAGTCAGCTGATGTTATTATGTTTCCATAATTAGTTCCATCATTAGTAAGTTCCCATTTATCACTTGTTTCATTCCAATTAATTGATACATTGGCGTTTGCTCCACCACCACGATAAATGATTATCGCTGCATCTAGCGCTGCATTTGTTGCTCCTGAATTTAGGAGTATTTCATTATCTTCAACGGTAAGAACTTCGGTATTAAAAGTTGTAGTATTGCCAGATACGGTAAGGTTTCCTGAAACTATTAGATCATTAAATGTAACATTTGAGTTTGTTGATACATCTTGACCAATTGAAATTGTTGCAGTTGAACCAGAAGATGGAGTATGAACAACGCTGACTCCCGTGCCTGCGCTAACATTTGAAACATAATTAATTTGTTCATTTATCCAAACGCTACCATTGTATCTTAAAAAGTTTCCAGCTGCTAATGCGTTAGATATCTTAACGTCATGTAGTTCATCTATTTCATATCCATTTTGACAAGCTACATAAATTATTCCATTATTTGTAGCTCTTACTACAACGCCAATAAAAACAAGGTGATCTGGAGCAGATGGTTTAGTTGTTGTAAATGCTCCATTTTTTCCAAGCCATAAAACATCACCTAAAGAATACCCAGGATCTAAATCTATCGAATCAACATATCCACGAGTAACAACTGGACCATTTTCGTTTGCTAAAATTGTTGAAGCAACTACTCCTAATGTTTTTGAAGATGTTGTATCACTAGAGTTATCTGCTCTTTTTACAGATGCGTGATCGCCGGTCCCACCATAAATATAAACAACATCTCCAGGATTAAGTGTTACTGTATCTACGTTTCTTACGTAAGAAACCGTATCTGGATAGTCATTTATCCATTCTGTTCCAGAATACTTTATTGTTTGATACTCTGCTGGATCAGCTATAGAAACATCTGATATATTTCCAAGAGAAGATATAACTGGAACATTTGCATTGATCCATGCATTAGAACTGTTGCTCCACTTTAAGAATTCTCCATCAACTATTGAATTAATATCAACATCTGCTATGTTTGATAAAGATGATATAACTGGAACGTTTGCATTAATCCAGGTATTGGCATTGGAATCATACTTTAGGAATTCTCCGTCATTAAGATTCGAAAGAGCTACTCCAATATTGCCAACTTTTTGTTTATCATTTGTCCATATAGAACCATTCCAGGTTAAAACATCACCGGCAGCTATATTTGCATTATTTAGAATGACATCATTTAAATTGCCTAAATCATCAACAATTATTTGAGTACTCTGTATACTTGTAAATACGTCAACTTTTACAGTATTTGAAGCAGGCGCGTTTTCAAAAAATAATGTAACAGTGTTACTGTTTGTTATTTCCCATAAAACATTAATATTTTCATATTTACTTGTTATTGGATTTAGTTTAGTTACAGAAACTACAACATTTGATCTGTCAAAATCGTGATCTATTGGGTATTCAACTGAAGTTCCATCTCCAACTATAAACGTTCTTGTAACACCATTAGATTGTTCCGGTAGTGGCGCGTTAATCCAAGTATTTGAGTTTGCATCAAATAATAGAACTTGATTTTCTGATGGAGAAGAAATATCAAAACCAGTTATATCAGAAAGTGTAACATTTGCAGTAACTGTAGGAGTTGAGTTTTCTCCACCGCTGTTGCTAATAATTATTCCATTACCAGCTAGTATTCCAGAAACATAATTTCCAGAAGTATTATCTCCCAATGTTATAGTTGAGTTTACCCAAACGGAACCATTATATTTTAAGAAAGAATTTTGATCTGGGCTAGAGATTGTAACATTTGCTAAATCATCAAGCTCAAGAGAGTTGGCGTATGAAACAGCGTTGTTATATGCTGTTGCAGCCATGGTGTCGGAATATGCCGAGCTATTTGACTCCGCATTGGCTATATTTGAAACCATAGCTTCTGTATAAGAATTTGCTATTCTTATAACTGGAGTCATTGATTCTCCAGAGTTGTCTGTTATTTCAATTCCAGTACCAGACACTAGATTAGCAACATAATCACCGGTTGTATCAGAGCCAAGTGCTACAGAGTTTGCCTGTATAGTTGTTGTTATAGTTACGTTTTGGCTACCATCTATAAATGCGTTGCCGGATATATCTCCGCTAAGAATTAAATTTCTTGGATTCGTCCAAGCATTTGCCGTACCGGCTGTACCGCTTACGTTTCCAGTTACATCACCAGTAACATTTCCTGTTACATTTCCACTTATATTACCTGTTACATTACCTGTGACATTTCCTGTTACATTACCTGTTATATTTCCTGTTACGTTACCCGTGTAACCAGATGATGTAATTACAGTATTGCCATCAATCTTGAAAACTTTTCCAGATGCTAAATCGATATTTTCAGAAGATGTCCAAGATTGGGTTGCTGCTGACCAAATAAATGTTTTATCGGTAGTACCTTTTAATGTAATGCCACCACCGTTTGCTGTTGTATTGCTTGGTGTTTCAACATTACCAAGTTCTATGTTTGAATCTTCAACAACAAGAGTCTCAGTATTTACCGTAACAACGTTACCAGATACAGTTAAGTTTCCGTCAATGGTTAAACTATCATCTGTTGATATAGATGTATTGCTATCTTGAAAAAAATTTAGAGTAGAACTAACTATAGATCCATTTGAATTTCTATAGAAGAAAATTCCACCAGCAATGTCTAGAGCTATTTGCCCTTCGTTAATATTGGGTACTGCCACAAAAAACCTTTCTTTTTTTAATTAAAAGGTTCCACCATCTATCGTAACTCCATCAAATGTAGCTAGATTGGTTATAGATCCTCCAGTTATGGACACATTGCTGTAATCTTGAACAGCAATTGTTCCCAAACCTAATGTAGTTCTAGCCGAACTTGCATCAGCATCGTCTATTAATGTTCTTCCATATGAAGAAAGAGTTGTTAGCGATGCAGTTCCGGAACCAGTAAAATATGGAAGCTTATCAGCTGCAGATGTTAAACCTGCTATTGCAGCCAGTTCTACATCATAACCCTGAACGTCAACGCCTATTTCTAAACCAAGATTAACTCTTGCATTTGATGCTGTTGTTGCTCCAGTGCCTCCATAGGAAATGCCTATAGTTCCCGCATTCCATGTACCTGTTGTTACAGTACCTAATGATGTTAGTGATGAATTAACTATTCCAGATCCAAGAGTTGTATTTGACAATACAATAGTCCCATTAACCATATAGGCTTTGCCAGACGCAAGATCCATGTACTCTGAAGAAGTCCAAGCGTCTGTTGAATCAACCCAATTAAATGTTTTGTCAGTGGACCCTTTAACTGTTATACCAGCTCCATCAGCGCTAGTATCTGATGGAGAAGCAGTACTGGCTAGCTCAATATTTTTATCGTCAACGGTAACAGTTGTAGAATTAATTGTTGTTACTGTACCGTTTACAGTTAAGTTTCCACCGACAGTTAAATTATCAGTTATAGATACATTACTTGCAAGACCAACGGTAACTGAACCATTTGCTGCAGAAACAACTATTTCATTAGCAGTTCCTGCTAGTTCAGTAACACCAAGATTTGTTATTGCAAGTTTAGCATTTGCGTCGTCATAGTTTACTGATAGACCAGAATGTGTTGCACCTGTAAAAAGTGCTGCTGCTGCATCTTGTGCATCTTCGGTAAAATCTGTTATTTGCGTAGTGTCAATATTAATTGCTGCAGTTCCTGCTGCTGTTAAACGACCTTGAGCATCAACGGTAAATGTTGCAACTGTATTTGCTTCGCCATAACTTCCTGCTGTTACTGCAGTATCGTCAAGGTTAATGGTTACCGTATCTGTTGCTCCGGCAACTGAAGATAGACCTGTTCCGCCAGAAATTGTCAATGTATCAAGACCTGAAGTAATCGTTTGATTTGAACCAGAATCTCCAGCAACAGTAAATGAAGTTGCAACGTTAGAAATATTTGAATTTACGTTTGCAATTAAATTATCTACATATAATTTGGTTGTAGCATGTGTGTTGGCCGTTGGGGTGGATACAACTACTGTTCCAGTAAAAGTTTTATTTCCAGAAATTGTTTGATCACCAGTTAAAGTTGTGAAAGCTCCAGATCCACCAATGGCAATTACTGATGTAGCGGTTCCGCCTACTCCGCCAGTCCCTTTTCCGTAGTAGAGTACGTCATCTACTTCTGTAAAAGCTAGCTCTGCGTTTTCAAGCGATGAAGGAGCACCTGACGTACCTCCGCCAGCCCTTCTTTTAATTCTAATTGTATTTGCCATTTTTAAAAGCTTCCTCCATCAACAAGATTTTCTTCTGCGTAGTTAACCCACGCAGAACCGTTATAACGTAACACTTGCCCTGTAGCTACTGAATTTATAGTAACATCAGTTAATCCATTTAAAACTGATTGTTGAGTAATTAATGTTTCAGCTGTAAAAATTCTATCTTTAACAGTTAAATGCGAACCAGCTGGACTAATGCCTAAAACAGTTTGTATTGCTTCAACTGCATCATTTAAATCCGAGTGCTGTTGCGCATGAGGTACCGTATTTGAATTTAAAGTATCTGATGCTGTAGGATTTATTAAGTTATCTAATGCTGCTGGATATTGTATTGCCATTTTTTCTCCCTACAAAGAAATTATTTTTGTATTAGTATTATCCCACTGCAATGTTAATAGTAAGGGGTCATCTGTTCCCGGAAACGGTAATCCTTCAGAATCATCAATATAAAAAATTAATCTAGAAGATGCGTTATTACTTCCAAGTTGATATAAAACTACGGCTTGAAAAGCTGTCCCGTCGTAATTATCTAAGAGTAGATCATCTGCGTCAAAGGTTCCTGCATTAATTGACTTATTTGATAACAGGGAACTTGTATAAACAACTGCATTTGATGGAATATCTGAAACAAATTCATCAGATGATTGATTTGCAGTATATAAAGATGTATTAATTAATAATACTTTTATAGAATCATTTAAATTAATTTCACCTTTGAGTAGGGATTCTTTTGCTTTTGAGTAAATGAAATTAGACATGTTATACACCCACGTCTTTAGATATAATTATTCTGTATTTATAACCTTTTTCAAAATATTCTTTTTCTGAAGTAAAATAACTTGGTGTTGCATCGTCAATGGAAGGAAAGTCAACATATACTTCTGGTTTCCATGCGTGCATGCTTGTTTGGGTTGAAATACTTTCCCATCTTGTTGGTGCTTGTTGTATTTTTTTTCTTTGCGCTTTAAAATATTTTGTATTTAAAAAGTTTGACGCCGGTCTGTCACTAAATGTTACAGTAACTCTTCCGTCATTATAATCATTATCTATATAAAAATCACCGTTTTCCGGATCCACAGACATTATGTAGAATTCTGGATTCTTTGCAATTATTTGATAAGACGTATAGGCTTCAGTTAATAAAGAATTATCTTCTACTAAAATTTCTTCTACTTGTGGAACAATTGATGTATAAAAACCAGATGGTGTTGCTTCATCAATTTTTGTAAATACAATGTACTCTTCTGCTATAACCTCATTGGCCGCATCCATTAAGCCTACGACTCTTATGTAGTATTCTTGACCAGCTGTAAGAACCTTGTCCCAATAAAGAGTTAGCGTTCTAGATATAGTGCTATAGTCTGTAAGGCTATTGATGCTTTTGAATGGACTATCTACCAATGATGGAGTAGCTTCTGATGTTTGAACAACAAATTTGTTATTTGTTATAGAACTTATTTTTATAGTTCTACCAAATTTAATCTTTACCTTATCAACACCTACTGAGGCATAATCTATTAAATTTAATGGCACCGTGTGTCTCCTCAGAAATATCTACACTTAATTAGTAACACAGATTGGATAAAAAAATAAGGGGCGGCTTTCGCCGCCCCCTACTTTCTAGGCTACTTCGTAACTATAACTAGCCTAAGGATTAGAGTGATACCGAATTGGTAACCTCAATCTCGTAGTTACGAGTTAGGGCAACATTCTTAGCTACGGTGATTCCCTCACCATCGCCAAGCATTACGATATCATAACGCTCTTTCATCTTCATCGAGCGGATGTCACGTGACGGATCATCAAACTGATCTGTGCTCATGTCATCTTTTACGAGAAGTGTTCCAACCTCATTGCGATCAATGAGGAATAGGTCTGACTTAGCTGGTGTTGAACCACTCTTAGCTGTGAAGCTTACGAATGGTGACACTAGTACGTTCAAGCCCATTGGAGCTGTTGAATTAAGGGTTCCTTCCTTCGACTGTGGGCGGTAGCCCCAGCTGGTATTAACAGCTGCTGCAGAACCACCTGAGTGGAAGATCGAGTCCTTAAGGAAGACCGACCACATTAGTGGGTGAAGGATGAAATCCGTTGGAATGTGATTTTCAGCCATGAGAACAGCTGCCATGTCTACAATGTCGTCCCAGGTGATGGTGTCGTTAAACGCACCGTCGATCCCGCGACCAGTTGTATCATCATAGTTGCTGTCATCATTATCAAAGACGATTGTTGCAGCGTCCTTGAAGCGGCTAAGAGCAATCTGCTCTTTTAGGCGGGCCATTGCACGGCCTGCGGCACGTACGTGGAGTCCTACGATGTCCCAAAGAGAATCGGCAATAACTTCCTCAGTGAAAGCCAGCTTCACACCCTTCTTTGACACCTTACCCTCGATCTGTTTTGCAAATGCGAGAGCTTGTTCTGGATATTCTTGTCCCTCTGGTATCTCAGCAGCTTGAATTGCGTTTACCGCTGGGAATTCCAAAGAACGACCTTTTCCAAGGCGTACTGTAGAAAGAAGCGGAGTTACCAAAAGCTGTGGCTCGGCTGCCTCTTTCAGAGTGCGAGAAATTACTTTAGGGAAAAGCGCTGCAGCGTCAGACGATGCAAATGCTTCCTTAATTGTAATTCTGTTATCTGAATCGATGTAACCGTCCTCAGCAAATGCGGCTTCCCAAGCTGGGAGACCCGAGAGGAGTTCTTGGATTGTCTTACTCATCTTAGGATAATTCCTCCTGTTTATTATTTCTTCTTATTATTTTTTTTATTAGAGTGTTAAATTAACGCGGAATGCGCCAACAACATTCGTAACATCTAAGTTAGAGCGAATGCCCAACTTACCTTGATAGCTACCTGATCTGGTGATCTCGTATACTGTCTTGAGAGCACCTGGATCTGAAGGAAGCTGCATGTAGGAGAGCAAGCCGTCATCGAAATTGGTAGCAAACTTCTCTACCTCGATAACCTTACCAACCTGCAACCATGGGTATGAAGCCTTGTCAGCTGTTGAAAGCTTTCTTGGACGTCCCATGAAGTCTGCAGCTACCAAGTCGCCAGCCGCTAAGTCAGCGTTGACATTTGTAACCATTGGATACTCTACATATCCTCTTACGATAAAGCCAGCACCTTGCGATGTACCTTTGTCAAATGGTCTGTAGAGATCATATTGTGCGCAACCAACTGGAACTGTACGAGCAGCTACTGCCTGTGTATCGCCAGCTGCACCAGCAACTGGAGTTGCTCCTGCTAGTGGATCCCAACCAGAAATTGTGTCTCCCCATGTTACTGAAGAACCGCTTCCGTTAGCTGGAACAAAGCGCGAATCGCCATTTGAATCAGTGATTACCGAAAGAATTGTACCCTTTGGGATAACAATTTCAAAACGATCATCTTCTGAATCGTTATACCAAGTTGGTAGAGCAACTGATGGAAGGATGTAAGCTGATGGAGCAATTCCCTCAGATACAACGAAACGACCAGCGCCTGTCTTGGTACCTACTTTACGAAATTTAGCTAATGACATTTTATTTTCTCCTTATAGTTTATTAAAGTTTACGACGACCCATTAAGGTATCGATAAAAAGCTCTTCTGCTGTCTTTACCCTTGGTGCTGGACTAGCAACAGAATCATCATCTTCTACGATGACATTATCTTCTACTTCAAGTAGAATATCATTTTCGATTAATGAATCATTTAGTTTCTGTATATTCTTCTTTGGAAGTGGCATCTTAGCAAGATCTCTTAAAGAATCAGCTAGCGAACTTGCTGATCTTGTTACATGATCTTTGATAAGATTTTCTCTTTCCTCTGAAGAATCTAGGCCAAGTGCAATCTTGGTATCGACAACTCTTTCTGCTAATGTACGATGTAGTGCCTCTTTGAGTTTTGCATTTTCTTTTTGGAGAGTTTGAAGTTTTTCATCTTCGCCATTAGCTTCTTGCTCTTCTGATTTAATCTCGCCAGTGAGCTCTGCATTTGGCTCTTCTTGTTCTCCATTTTCTTTTGGCTCTACAGGCTCAACAGAATCAACCGCCTCTTTTTCGGCTGGTTCTTCCGATTGCTCTGCAGTAGCCTCAGACTGTTTTTCTTCGGTGTCTACAACGACTTCTTCTTCTTGTTTTTCGCCAACAACTAAACCAAGAGAAACCATAAGCTCTGTTGACCAGAGCGCATTGTCGTTGTTTCTTTGTGTGATAAATTCGTTAACCAAAGCTTCTTCAATTCCTTTAACAGAATTAATCTTCTCGGACACTTCTGCATTGAATGCAGTATTTTTTGAAAGGAAATCTTTAAAGACTTCTTCTAGATTTTCTTCTTGAGTAGAAGCCAATGGTGCTTCTGCTGCAGGCTCTGCATCTTTTTCAACCTCGTCAGCCTCTGGCGTTGAAGTAGTCGACATGGCTGAAAGATCTTGGCTTAAGCTTTCAACAGCTGCCAAAACGTCATCAACATTTTTGACTTCGTCCATATTTACAATCTCCTCATTATCTATATTCTTTCCAGATAGTAACGGCTTATTATTAGCCTTATCAGTTTCACTCTCCTGGAAAGCCAATGCTGTTAAAAATGCGCCTTTTAGGTGCAAGTACATTGGTCTGGATTCCTTCTTTTTTAAACCTTTAAGAATTGATTCATTTTCTTCAACGGAAATAATATCTTCTTCATCCATTTTTAAAATAAAAGCAGAGCTTTTAGCTGTCCAGCCCTCAGAGTCAGTTATTGGTCCGTCTGAAGACAATGCCTTAGATGATCTAACCCCAGATCTTTGATCTGCTGGCTGATTAACAAATGAATATTCTTTAAATGAAATGTCTTGCATATCTATGTACGCAAGTTTGCCTTTATAAACTTGACCACGCTTGTACTTTGGCATGCGGGGTCTTCCGTCAGAAGTTTCTGCGGCGTAGTCTTCGCCTGAAATTGAACATACGGCTTTACCGGCTCTACCGCCAACAGACCCAGTCAAATATCTTTGATCAGATATTTTTTGAGCAGCGTGTGGATCGGTTATAGCTATTTGCAGTCTAACAAAAGGAGCACCGTCTTGTTCTTTGTCCATTTTAGCTGCTATAACTCTACCAATTGGCTCTGAGCTTAAATCATGATTTAAAATAATAGGCTTTGGGTATGGCTCAACCCATGATTGCAGAGCTTTTTCTAGTTCAGCTGCAGAGTAATTATTATAATTAGCTGTTAGTCCGTTCGTGGATTGCTGCAACTTCAATTATAAGACCACTAGTCTTGTTAAAGGACTCTGAAAAATTATTTTCCAAATTAGAAAGATCAGGAAGTTGGAGCGTAAAATTTTCCACAAAATCAAAAGCCATTTGTAAACTCCGTTTATATCATTTTAATAATATT